CTGTAATTATTATTACAAAATCATTCAAAAAACACCCATTTAACATATAAAATACGTATATTCTGTAAATAACTATATAGAATTCCGACACATATTTCATAAAGGAACCAAAATATGTCTAAATATGAGCAATTAATTGAATACATTATTAATGAAGACGAAGCTAAAGCTCGCGAACTTTTTCATCAAATCGTTGTTGAAAAATCACGTGAAATTTACGAATCTCTCATTGATGAACAAGACTTAGAAGAAGTTGGTGGTAACCAAGTTGATCAAATGGTTGACGAAATTACCACAGACGAAGAAGGCATGGACGAAGCCGAAGAAATGGATATCGAAGTAGATTCCGAAGAAGACGGCGAAGAAGACGAAGATGGCATGGACATGGGCGATGACGGCATGGACGCAGGCGACGACGAAATGGACATGGGCGACGATGGCGACATTGAAGGTCGCGTAATGGATCTTGAAGATGCATTAGACGAACTTAAAGCTGAATTTGATTCATTGATGGGCGATGACGGCATGGACGACGGCATGGACATGGGTGGCGATGACGGCATGGACATGGGTGGCGATGACGGTATGGACATGGGTATGGGCGACGAAGGCGACGAAGAAATGCCCGAAGGCCAATACGGCATGATGGAAGCAGCTAAAAAGTCTAAAAAAGAAGAAATGCTTAAAGACAAAAAAGCAAAAAAGATGACTGAAGCTGAATGGATCCGCGAATACGTGGAAAAAATTGGTGAGCCATTTCCAGGAAAGAATACAGAAACAGGTGAAGTTGGTGCAGGCGGTACAGCCAGTTTGAATACTAAGTCTGTTGTTGCTGGTAAGAACGATATGGGCGGAACTGCTGCTAATATTGCTAAAGGCGGTGCAGAGTCTGATCCAAGCGGAACACCAAACAAAAAACCTAGCGGTCTTTTAAAAGGTGGCCAGGACTTAATTGGTAAAGTACAAAACAGCCCAGGTGCTAACGCTGGCAAATCTGCTTATAAAAGCAAAGCTCCTTCGGTGTCAAAGAATGAAGTCGGTGGAATAAACGACAAAAGTCCGTTGGCCAAGTAAGGAATAAACTGTGAAAAGTTTAATACAGGAACACTTATCTTTTGATAACGCCAGAATGGAAGTTCTGGCAGAGTCTACTGCTGACGGTCAAGGAAAGAATCTGTATATGAAAGGGATATTTGTGCAAGGTGGCGTAAAGAACGCTAACCAGCGTGTGTATCCTGTACAAGAAATAGCTGAAGCAGTTGGCAGTGTTAATAAACAACTCAAGGAAGGTTATAGCGTTTTAGGCGAACTAGACCATCCTGACGATTTAAAAATTAATCTAGACCGAGTGAGTCATATGATCACAGAAATGTGGATGGATGGCCCAAATGGTTTTGGTAAATTAAAAATTCTTCCAACTCCAATGGGCGAACTGGTGAAAGCCATGTTAACCTCGGGAGTGAAGTTAGGCGTGTCTAGTAGAGGTAGCGGCAACGTTAACGAAAGCTCAGGGCATGTCAGTGACTTTGAAATAGTCACAGTTGATATAGTTGCACAACCGAGTGCTCCTAATGCATATCCTAAGGCCGTTTACGAAGGGCTTATGAATATGCGTAACGGGCATAGGGTACTCGAAATGGCAAAAGATGCCGGTGCAAATCAAAAAGTACAGAAGTTTTTAGCTGAGGAAGTAAAACGCCTCATCAAAGATTTAAAAATATAACAGGAGAAATGATCCATGTTTGATGCTATCAAACCATTAGTAGACAGTGGTATCATTAACGAAGACACCAAGCAAGCTATCAGCGAAGCTTGGGAAACTAAGTTAAATGAAGCACGCGAACAAATTCGCGCAGAAATTCGCGAAGAGTTTGCAGGCCGCTATGAACACGATAAAGGTGTAATGGTCGAATCTCTAGATAAAATGATCACAGAAAATCTTCAAGCAGAAATTCGTGAATTCGCAGAAGAAAAAGAGCAACTAGCAGCAGATCGTGTGCGTTTTAACAAACGTATGCAAGAAAGTGCTGGAAAGTTTGATCAATTCTTAGTTGGAAAACTAGCAGAAGAAATCAAAGAACTAAGAGGCGATCGCAAAGTTCAAAAAGAGAACGTTGCTCGTTTAGAGAAGTTTGTTATTAAAGCTCTATCAGAAGAAATTCAAGAATTTGCTAAAGATAAACAAGATGTTGTAGAAACAAAAGTTCAATTGGTACGTGAAGCTAAGTTAAAATTAGCAGAATTACAAAAGAAATTTATTGCACAATCTGCACAACTTGTTAAAGAATCTGTATCGTATAAACTAGAGAATGAATTGACTCAACTAAAAGAAGATATCCAAACTGCTCGCGAGAACAATTTTGGACGTCGATTATTTGAAGCGTTTGCTAGCGAGTTTGCTATTACTCATTTAAATGAGAATACTGAAATTGCTAAGTTAACAAAAGCTTTAGAGCAAAAAGAAGCAGTGATTGCAGAAGCTAAAAAATCTGCTGCTGAAAAAACTGCACTAGTTGAATCAAGAGACCGAGAAATTCGTATTATTAAAGATTCTCAAGAGCGTCAACAAACGTTAATCGAATTGTTGAAGCCGTTGAATAAAGAGAAGCAGACTGTAATGGTAAGCTTGCTCGAAAATGTGCAAACTGATAAATTAAAGTCTGCATATGAAAAGTATCTACCCGCAGTTCTTAACAATTCTGCTGCAACAAAAACTGAAAAAACAGTTTTGGCAGAAAGTCGTAAAGAAGTGACAGGAGATAAATCTGCTAAGGTCGCCGTTGAATTCGATCATAATAATGTGGTTGAAATTAAACGTTTAGCAGGGCTTAAATAAACCCTAATAAGGAAAGAAAAAAAATGACACAAGCACTATTAGAAGGCCGTTGGGGCGAAACAAAAGACGCCCTGCTAGAAGGTCTTAACGGTTCACGCAGAACCACAATGGGAGTTATCCTTGAGAACACCCGTAAGCATTTGGCTGAAGCTGCAACAGCTGGAGCAACAAGCGCAGGTAACGTAGCGACACTTAACCGTGTTATTCTACCAGTTATCCGTCGTGTTATGCCTACAGTTATTGCTAACGAAATCGTTGGTGTTCAACCAATGACTGGACCTGTTGCACAGATCCACACATTACGTGTTCGTTATGCAGAAACAACCAACGTAACTGCACCAAGTCCATTTGAAACAGGCACAACAGCAGGTGACGAAGCACTTAGCCCATTTAAGATTGCTACAGCATATTCTGGTTCTTTGACAACCGGTCGTGCTGCTAGTACATCTTCGTTAGAAGGTCAACCAGGCCGTAAGATCAACGTACAGATCTTAAAACAAGTTGTTGAAGCCAAAACTCGTAAGTTAAGCGCTCGCTGGACATTCGAGGCTGCACAAGATGCACAATCTATGCATGGCTTAGACATTGAAGCAGAAATCATGGCTGCTCTAGCACAAGAGATTACAGTTGAGATCGACCAAGAAGTTCTTGGTTCTCTACGTGCTCTTTCTGCTACAGACTTCGCTTATGATCAAGCTGCTGTATCTGGTACTGCTACATTCGTTGGTGACGAACACGCTGCTTTAGCTGTTCTAATCAATCGTGCAGCTAACTTGATCGCTCAGCGTACACGTCGTGGCGCTGGTAACTGGGCAGTCGTTAGCCCAGCTGCATTGACTGTTCTACAGTCTGCAACAACCAGTGCCTTCGCTCGTACAACAGAAGGTACATTTGAAGCTCCAACAAATACAAAGTTTGTTGGTACACTAAACGGAGCAATGCGTATTTACGTAGACAGCTATGCTAGCGATAGCACAGCCGTTCTAGTTGGATACAAAGGTTCTTCAGAGGCTGATGCCGCAGCATTCTACTGCCCATACATTCCTCTAATGAGCTCTGGAGTTGTTCTAGATCCATCAACATTCGAACCAGTCGTAGGCTTTATGACTCGTTACGGATATGTTGAGTTAACAAATACAGCATCGTCTCTAGGCAATGCTGGTGATTACCTAAGCGAAATTAGCGTAGCTAACCTATCGTTCCAGTAATCAAGAGTTTACTTACCACTCGGGATGGGAAGACACTAAAGGGCCGCAAGGCCCTTTTTTGTTGGTTATACGATAAATATTAGTGTACTATGATTCTCGTGAGAGCCACTCCGGGTAGCCTAGAACGCTAACATAAAGGAATAAATGAAATGGCAAAATTAAAAATACAACATACAAGAACTGGCGGACCTGGTTATGAAGCCGGTGCTAGCATTGTTACAGACAGCTTTGTAAGTCCAACACAGATCAATGGCACAAACATTGGTGGCACTGGTGGTGATCTCGATCAAACAGTGCCAACTATTCGTTGCAGTTTTCTTAGAGATAGTGGCGGTGCAGTTGATACAGGTTATATTATCTTCCAAAAAGGCATGCGTAAATTTGAAGTTAATAATTCTTCAGAAGCAAATACAACTGTTGCTTCGTTAGTAAATGCTATTGCAAGTGAATTAACTACTGCAAACACAATGACCATACTAGCAAATGTGGCAACTATTCTTGGGGCTAACACTGCTAACATTGGAACAGGTGGCGGCGCATATACCAATAACAGAGCATTTGCCTATGTAACATGGACCGGAGCTAACGTATCTGGTTACAGCACTCCAAGCACAGATCATCAACTTTCTGGTACAGGACTAACTGGAAATGTTACTATTGTTGAGGTAAACAGTGCAACTAATGTCACTGTTAGTTGTGCAACGCAAACAGTGAGTACAGCTCAAGGTACAGTAACAGAACAATTCAAC